GAGGCCAGCGCCCCAGTTCAGGCCAAACCTTCTAGCCAACGAGCTGAAGACATTTTGGCTATGATTCGTAATCGCAACAAGTCTTAATCGGCTTTTGGAGGGCAAGAAGCAATACGGCACCAGACTGATAAACTGGGTGGCCCCTTGCCCTCCTATCTATAATCTAGGAGAACAAAGTGGCAAAACCATTCGATGTAAGTAAATTTAGAAAAACAATCACCAAAGCCATTGATGGTATCGGCTTTGGTTTTAATGACCCAACTGATTGGGTCAGCACCAACAACTACGCACTGAATTACTTGATCAGCGGAGACTTCAACAAAGGTATTCCTCTGGGCAAGGTAACTGTATTTGCTGGTGAATCAGGTGCAGGCAAATCGTATATTTGTTCCGGTAACCTTATTAAGAACGCACAGGCACAGGGCATCTACTGTATCCTTATTGATACAGAGAATGCACTTGACGAAGCATGGCTACATGCTTTGGGTGTTGATACCGGTGAGGACAAACTGCTTAAATTAAACATGGCAATGATCGACGATGTTGCTAAAATGATTTCGGAGTTTGTAAAAGAATACAAAGGCATTCCTGAGGACCAACGACCTAAAGTCTTGTTTATCTTGGACAGTCTAGGCATGATGTTGACTCCCACTGATGTGAATCAGTTCGAAGCCGGCGACATGAAAGGTGACATGGGTCGTAAGCCCAAGGCACTTACAGCCCTGGTTCGTAACTGTGTAAACATGTTTGGCAACTTGAATCTGGGTTTAGTTGCAACTAACCATACCTATGCAAGTCAAGATATGTTTGACCCCGATGACAAGATCTCCGGTGGTCAAGGTTTTATCTATGCCAGTAGTATTGTTGTGGCTATGAAAAAACTCAAACTCAAAGAGGATGAGGACGGCAACAAGATCTCAGAAGTCAAAGGTATTCGTGCCAGCTGTAAGATTATGAAAACACGCTATGCTAAACCTTTTGAAAGTGTGCAGGTTAAGATTCCTTATGAAACAGGCATGAACCCCTACAGTGGATTAACTGACCTGTTTGAAGGCAAGAACCTGCTTAAGAAAGAAGGTAACAGTCTAGTATTCACTACTACAGAAGGTGAAATCATTAAGAAGTTCCGCAAGGGCTGGGAACGCAACGATGACGGTTGTCTGGATTCTGTAATGAAAGATATCACAGATAATCCCCGGGCCATAAGTAGTGCTGTACAAACCGAAGAGGAAACAGCATAATGAGCATCGAAATAGATACCTTAATCGAAACTTATACTATCTTAAAAGAATATGTCCCAGCCAAAGAGCGCCAGGCAGCAGCCGACGCTCTAATGAGTGTTATGGTCGACATGTTAGCAGATCCTGACATCAAGGAACTAGCTGGCGTCGATGCATATCTGAAGCGCAGTTACGAAGAATATAGTCAAGACGGCGATGGCGAGGACGAAGAGGCTGATTACGGTTACGAAGACTAATGTGGTATAATCGAATAGTAATTGATATTAGCAATATTCCTGCTTTTATCGATTACTACTATGCCGAACTTGATGCAGCCAAGCAGGAAGTAAAAATCTACGGCAATGTAGAAAAAAGTTTGGCGCAACTGCCGGGTATTACTGAACATCGCTTTAATCAACTACAAGAGATCGAAGCAGTGCTCAACTACCTTAATATACAGCTACGAAAGATACGTAGGAAACATTTCCAAAAGTATCTTGAAGCCTATGCTCGCGCCCTGACTAGTCGTGATGCTGAAAAGTATGTAGACGGCGAAGACGAAGTCATTGACTACGAAACGCTGATTAACGAAGTGGCACTGTTGCGTAATCGTTGGCTAGGTATTATGAAAGGCCTAGAGGCCAAGCAATGGCAAATGGGCCATATTGTTAGACTGCGTACTGCTGGCATGGAGGATGTTACTCTGTGATGGATTTCCGGGCCCATGGCCAAGATTTACTCAATGAGTGGCAAGCCTATAGGTCAGCACGACCCAGGGACAATGTTTTTGATATACAGCGAGACAAAGACGAGTTGCAGCGTTGGGCGAATCTTCTGCAATCCGCACTGCTCTGGGAATCTGATGACAACCGTATTGCAGAAGCCTGTCATCAATTTGAATTAAGACTAAGACTATTTAAAGACAAAATAGTCATTGAGTTGCTGACCGGCGGACTTGCTTAGTTTTTATAAAGGTTTTTGGCCATTTCGATTTCGCCGGCACGAGTTAGTACTGCGGCAGCACGGGCTTGACCCATAGCTTCAAAAAATATCCAAAACATCCGTAGTATTTTTTTCATACAAATCCTCTCTGTGCAGTTCTATATTCGTATTCTTTAGTGTAGTGCTCTACATCGGCTGCATTCTGTGGAAAGCGGCCGGCAATGTAACGATCTAATTCACTTTGGTAGTGTGATTTAGGAAACATCTCTGCTAGGCGTTCTAGTAGAGCCAGCATTTTTTCTGATAGTTGTTTCATTGTTTTCTCCTGTATAGAGTATTTATACTGCACCGCACAATTATATCAGTGTTTCTACTAATAAAGTTGTGTGCAATCGATGTATAAATATTTTTATGAATTCGAGAGATTACGCTAAATTTAAAAGACATTTTGTTGGACCAATTATGCCGCGACGAATAGTCAGGCAGAGATTTTATAGCGTCGACTCGTCTAAGAATTTTGATCGACCTGCGTTAGAGCATAGAGACATTAGAAAACTTTGGGATGGCGCCGCAATGCGTAGATATGCTACTCCAAATTGGGCAAATAAAGAAACAATCAAAGAAATGTACAAACAGGCAAGACAATTAACATCAGAGACAGGAATTCGACACGAAGTGGATCATATTATTCCTATTAAGCATCCTTTAGTATGTGGACTTCATACCGAAAATAATTTAAGAATTATCTCTGCATCTGAAAATTTGAGAAAGTCTAATAGAGTCAATTTGGATGATATAGTTGTATGAATAAATACTGCTATGTCTGACATACGCAAATACATTAATTTAGTCACCGAAGCAGCCTTAACACCTGCAGAATTAAGCAAACATGGTGGAAAATACCTAGAAATCTTAATTCAGTTTGTTAGCAACGGATTACCTGTGCCCGTTGATCCGGGAGCAAGAGAAGTGTACGGCGACTATGTACAAATAAATCAAAATATGCTGCCGGCTTTAGAAGCCGCTCTAAAAGCCCCAGACATTAGATCCGCACTGCCTAAAGTAGTTACAATTAATTTTGATGAAGAAACTAAAGAAATCCCATGGGGCGCAATATTCAAGGGTAAAGAATTTACTGGCATAGCTGGCAAAAAACCTTACAATGCTGGGCACCTAGCAGAGCTAATCATGGGACTGTGTATTACTGCTAAATTCCTAAACCTGGGAGCAGACATTACCGTGGATCAACTTAAAGCCATGATTGGCTATGTCAATTCTGGTATATCAGGCAACAACTATAGGTTTTCCTACAATGGTGTGGTACACTATCCTGAGCTTGGATCTAAGAATGATTCTTTGGCTTTTGTGGCTGTGGTACCTGTTCGCAGTGCTGAGGCCTTTATAGAGCAGGCTAATCGTGGGCAATTTGAAAACGATTTGGCCGCAGTGTTATCCAGTGCTGTTAGATATTGTAACGAATCTGAAGGTGTGCAAAATGCCTGTTACAGAGTGCGTCATGATAAAGGCAATAACAAAATTGAAGTTATCAGTGATGGCACCAGTGACGCCAAAGGAACCAAGGCAGACCTACAACTCAAAGTTGATGGCAGCAAGATTAACCTGCTGAGCCTAAAAACTTTCAGTACAGAAACTCTGGGACAGATTTCAGGCATTGGCTACGAGCAAGTTAGTAAATGGTTTGATGTGGCCTTTGGCATAGACATCGGCGAATATCGCGGATTGTTAGATCCTACATTACCCAAAGAAAAAATTTATAATAATTTGTTAACCGTTATCTATGATCAAGTTGTACACCCCCAAGTTGAACAACTGATCAATGATCAAAGTCCCGGCAAAGAGGCCGCTATTGTTCAACGATTAGCCTATGCGGCTCAATTTCATGCTCGCGGCGAAGGCATGGAAGATGTAGAAATTGTTAAGTTAGACGATTCCATTAAAGAGGGTAATTATAAAATACTTAGGTTCAGTGATGACCTAGTAGAAGCCATGCGCCATTTTGATCTAGAGACACGCTATGTAGGCAAAGGTCAAGGCCGTACTATACAGATCTGGGTTAAGCCCGCAGAAGGCGAAAAAGTGGCCAAAGGGTCAAACAAACTATGCCAGTTCCGCACACAGAAAATGGGCGATAGTTATCGTAACTACTACGAGATTGGACCCATGATGGAACAGTTGACCCGGGTAGAACGCAGGGCCGCAGGCATAGAAACGGGCCCAATGAAGGCTGCTGACACCAGCATGGGTGCAGATCGTGTTCAGCGCCCCGGTGCATTAAAATTTCCAGAACCTAGCCCATCATCTGGACGCCAAAAGCGTTGACACACAAAAGCACTCGACTTTGATAAATAAAATAATTAAAGTCGAGTGCTTTTATGCTGTGTTCTCATTGCTCTAAAGAATTTACTAATAAGATTGGATTCTCTAATCATGTTAGAAGATGCCCAAAAAATCCTAATAGGATTCACGAGGGTCTAACCGACGCTGGGCGAGAAAAAATTAGACAAGCCACTATTGCACAAAATAAAATAAAATGGCAAGATCCTGTAATAAGAGAAAAGCATAAAGCTTCGATGAAACGGGCCGTGCAAAATAACCCTGAATCTTATTCAAGTTCTAATAGGGGAAGAACAAAGCAAATTATTGTCGACGGTATTAAATTACAAGGACAATGGGAAGTTGATTTTTATACATGGGCCAAAGAAAAAGGCTTAAACCCCCAAAGGCCAACAAAGGCATTCAAATACACATGGAATGGTGAACGATGGTATCATCCAGATTTTTATATTAAAAGTTTGGACATGTATGTTGAGATAAAGGGCTACGAAACCGAAAGAGATCGTGCAAAGTGGTTGCAATTTCCTGAAAAGTTATGTATAATCAAAGAACGCGAGATAAAGCAGATCAGGAAAAATAGTTTTAAGGGCCTGTAGTTAAAAGGTATAACAGTGAACTCATAATTCACCAGTTCCTGGTTCGACCCCAGGCGGGCCTACCAGAATTTAATTATGAAAATAGAACTTCAAAACACAGGCGGTTACAGATTGTTTGTTCAACTTAGGCCCTTGCCTACAGACAAAACTCAACACGAAATAAAGTTCACCACGGTATGGGACGGTGCTCGTGGTGTTGTGGAAGAACAGAACCAGGCACAGTTCTTTCTTGGTGACGAAGCAATTAGTAAGCTCAAGCAATTATTGAATAGTTATTGATTTTTGCCCGGGTGGTGAAATGGTATACACAGGAGACTTAAAATCTCCCGTCGAAAGGCATGCCGGTTCGAGTCCGGCCCCGGGCACCAAATATTTTACACCATGATTACATAGTGTAAATACTCCATAGCCGGATTAGCTCAGTGGTAGAGCAACCGCCTTGTAAGCGGTAGGTCGTCAGTTCGATCCCGACATCCGGCACCATTATAATTATGAACTTTGATAGAGACGCCTTTGCACACGGGCCTATTGAAAGTAAAATTTGGTTATGCGAAGAATTAGCTAAGACTGGTTTACATTCAGTAGATAATATATACATCCTAGGGGCATGGTCTGGTACCATGCCCTTTTTGCTTCACGCATTAAAACCAGTGGAGTACCATCGCATGATACTCATTGACATCAATGAAGACTATCTTGAACAGGCCCGTGTGATCTGCAATGCCATTGACTGCCAAGGACGACTACTGGTATACAATCAAGATGCCAACACTATACAATACTCCACAGACGCTAGAAACTTAGTGATCAATACCAGTGTGGATAACATTGATGGCTTTGGCTGGTGGAGCAACATTCCTGCAGGCACAGCCGTGGCACTGCAAGGACGCACCGGCGGCCACAGAGATTGTGTAATGCCCTATGAAACTATTGCAGTATTTGATGCCGCATATCCAATGAGTGGGCACAGTAAATCTTATTCTCGAGAATTTGTATACCCAGATCATAGCTATACTAGGTTTATGAAAATTGGAGTTAAATGATGTACTCATATGATTCTATTTGCAGTGACACTATCACGGTTAATCAACTAAAAAAAATAGAACAGTTTATCGCTGATAACATTGATTTTACAGAACCTGCCGCAGTTAACATGGGCAGAGACAACCCTGCAGGATTACTATATAACATTGATCATCAATTGCGTTGGCGAGTTGATCAGGGTGCAATTTTTTTAGTATACGACAATGGCGACCCAGTAGCTATTAGTTGTGTAGAATTTCCAGAAAACACAGACCAGTTTGCCATTGGTGGAATCCGGACTTGGATTAAGAGAAGTCACAGGGGCACACAGATTGCTGGATACTTCTTAGACCTCCATGCTAAATGGGCACGACACGAAAACTGTGCATTTATGCTAATCACATTCAATGATTATAATCGAGCTGGCCACACCGGAGTACAGCGTGGACCAAAGTTTAGAAAAGCAGCAGGGTGGAGTTCGTGGTGGGATGACTGCGTGACTCTGAGTAAACCTTTGAATATAAGAAACACTGAGCAGTGGTGTGTAATAAAACCCGTTTGCTCAACAAGCATAGAGCACAATACTAAAGTCTTGGAACACTGGGCTACCGCAGAATAAATAGATACTCAAGCACGGAGATCAAAATGACCGACACAGAAAAAATTGAATTTTTATCAAATGCTATTAAAGCAATCAAAGACAAAACACCATCAACAGAACTAACCCGAGACACCGAACTTAGTACAATTGGTATCGACAGCTTAGATGCGGTCGAACTGCAAATGTATTACGAAGAAGAAACAGGTGTAGAAACTCGCGACCCAGACCGAGCAGTAAAAACAGTAGGCGATCTCATTGACCTAATGCCATGAACTTTACATATCAGAATCATCTACGGTACTACCTAGATGAAAGACTATATGGGGATAGGCAGGAATGTTGGGAAAAGTATCGTGTTGAAGTAGGCAGTATTGACCACGATCACTATCGCACCAGTAGTTATCAAAACGAACAAAAGCGCACAGCCGATTTAATCTATCAAGATTTTGGCTCAGATTTTGTGGTTATGTTCTCGGGTGGCACCGACAGCGAAATTGTTATTCGTAGTTTCTTAAGCATTGGCGTTCAGCCTCGCTGTGTGTTTATTCGTTTTAACAATGACTACAATCTTGAAGATTATTTAATAGCAGAGCAGATTACAACGAACCTAGGTTTAAAGCTAGAAGTATTTGACTTTGATGTTATTGATTTTTATCGCAGTGGTCATGCCGCAGAGTTTGCCGCAGAGCTACAATGTCGACAGATTGCATACCTAACAGTTTATCATGCCATAAGAAAATTAGGCCTGCCAGCAGTCATGGGCGGTGAAATGTTATTGCGTAGAACAATACCCTCAAACCGCGAAAGCGAATGGTACTATACATTTCGTGAAAACGAAGACGCCAGCGCCATGCGATTCAGCCTCAAATATAATATTCCATTGGTCAATGAGTGGTTCAGTTACACACCAGAAATGATGGTTTACTATTTGGAGCACCCTGGTATACAGTGGTTAGTTAGCACCAAAGGCAATTACAAATTAGGCAGCGTGAGTACAAAAAATCAGATCTTACACAGTCTATTGCCCGGGCTTACTAAAAAGAAAAAAACACACGGCTACGAAAATCTTGGTGCTTTTAACATAGAAACTTATTTCGAGCTTTACCAAACACATATCCCTAGACTGGAAAGCAGTCTCGATGGAATTAAACTTACAGAACTAGTGAAACAGCTAGGAGTGGAATATAATGCAAATATTAAAACTGGATACGACTCACAGTCAACAAATATGGAATTTGTACAATCGCAGTAAGTACATGGGCGTTGATGTAGCCAGTAACTGGAACAGTCGACCGGATCTGTACAATGAATTTTTGTTCAGCGTTTTTAAAAAAACATACCTTTCTGGATTGAACAACTTTCATGCTTACGGTATTGTTGAAGACGATGGCACTATACCCTGTGTAATTACATTTTATGATAGCAGCGATGAACCTGCTTGGTATTATACACAATGTCGTAGTGCCGGCGATTTAGACAAATTGAAACAGCTATTCGATGGTATATTAGAGATACAGGAATCTAAGCATAGATATAAGTTTTATACTCTAGTAAATACTAAACATGCCGCACTACTGCGTAGGTTCACTTACAGCGACTACAATGACGAGCGTTATGGCTACTACGATGAATTTGTAGTGCCTGCAAGAACCAAATGCTACTACAACAATGCCTGGGAACTATTGTTCAAGAAGGTCTTGTTGCCCGTGGATACTGTGGTCCGTTGCAGTTACCTAAAGCAGGAATATAGACCCAAAGAGTTACCCGTTGGAGGAAGTTTGTAATGTTCAAAAATATCAGCAAGGCGTTATGGTTTAGTTTTTTGCCACTGGTGATCTTAGGCATCACCGGCCTGGCATTGATTGTCACGGGCCATATTCCTGCTTGGTATTTGCTACTCAGCGTGGTAATGTGGGCGTTGATTAGTGGTCTGGGCATCGCTGTGGGTTATCACAGAGTGCTTAGTCACAGAACACACAAATTACCAGTGTGGAAAGAAAACATACTACTATTCTTTGCTACATTTGCCGGACAGGGCAGTCCTATATTCTGGGTAGCACTACATCGTGGATATCATCATCCTCATGCTGACCGAGAAAAAGATCTGCATAGTCCAGTAATCTATGGCCGATATCATGCATTTGT